CCTACTTGCAGTGCCTATCAGCTACCTGGATTCGAAGAGAAATACGACGACTTTATTGGTAACGGCATCGACGCTATTTACTGCATCTCTGTTAATGATGGGTTTGTAATGAATGCGTGGGCACAAGACCAAAACATTAAGAATGTAAAACTCATTCCAGATGGTAATGCATATTTCACCCGTTCGATGGGACAACTGGTAATGAAGTCCAATCTTGGTTTCGGTGAGCGGTCTTGGCGTTATGCTGCCGTGGTTGATAATGGTATGATTGAAAAATTGTTTGAAGAACCTGGTAAAGGTGATAATGCTATTAATGACCCTTATGGCGAAACAACACCAGATAAAGTTCTAGAATATGTGAAATCTACTGTTCGTGAACCAGTAGCAGTTTGAGAGAAGGAGGGTTTATCCCTCCTTTTTTAATAAATATAATGCAGGGTTTGGATACTATAATGCTCATAGACCTTCATAACTTCTTTAAATTTTACGACGATAAAAATCCTAAGCACGTTGCTGCGGTAGAACAATTTGAAAAGGATTTGCTTTTGAAAGCCCAAGAGTTGATGAAGGATGATGCTAACTGGGTAAGAATTTATAGAACTAAAGAAGATAAACCCCAAGCAACTATTTTACCTGTTCCTTTCTATCCACAAACAGATAATTATAGAGATGCAAATAGAACTTGCAACTCTTCTGCTTGTGCAATGTGCCTTGAGTATTTCAAACCTGGTACACTAAAAGGACCTAAAGGCGACGACGCCTATGTACAAAAAGTTTTCCAAATCGGTGACACAACTGATCACTTGGTTCAGACCAAAGTTCTTGCGTCATACGGTATCAAATCCAGTTTTTCCTACAGCCTTTCTTTTGCTGATCTTGATAGAGAGCTTGCCGCTGGTAGACCTGTTGTTATTGGTATTCTTCATCGCGGTTCTCTATCTAACCCCACGGGAGGGCACATGGTAGTTGTGATTGGTAAAACTCCTTCAGGTGATTATGTTGTTAATGACCCATATGGTTCATTGAACGATGGATACACTGGTTCAGTGAACAACGGTAAGGGTGCAGTGTATAAGCGCAGCGACCTTTCACGTAGATGGTGTCCTAGTGGGAAGGATGGTTGGGGAAGAATCTTTGATGTAAAAAAGTAGAGTCAACACCACAATCCAAAATCCCTCAGTGTGGTGTTGATTTGATAAAGGAATTTGAGGGATGTCATTTAAATGCTTATCCTGATCCATTAACTGGTGGACTTCCTATTACTATTGGTTGGGGCTCTACAAAAGATTTTAATGGACAATACTTCAAACTTGGTAGAAAAATAACTCAAGAGTATGCAGATAGACTACTGACATTCGATCTTGAGAATAGATTTCTTCCATCACTTCAAAGAATTCCTTATTGGGGAGAAATGACAGATGGACAAAGAGGCGCTCTGCTCAGCTTTGCTTATAATCTTGGTGCCGGTTTTTACGGTGGTTCTAACTTTAATACTATTACTAAATGCTTGAAGAATAAGGAATGGTCTAAAGTGCCTGATGCACTATATCTTTATCGCAATCCTGGAACTAATGTAGAGAAAGGACTTGCTCGCAGAAGAGTTGCAGAAGGTAAACTTTGGAATTCTTAATCTTCTAACTTAGTTCTTAATGCAATTACAGTAGTTAAGATTGTCAATAAAGTTTCATACCCTCTTCTTTCAGATTCTTTACAATCTAAAGGAGGGGGGTTTTTTAATTCCCCCTTCACATTTGCTTTATTGATGGTTCCTGGAATCATGAAGTTGCAAGCAATAAAGTTAATGCCAACAAATCCAATTACGGAACAGCAGATAAAAAAGATAAGTTTATTCAGAATAGAACTTTGTTTTTTTCCTACCTCTTTTTGCTGGTCTTCTGATGAACCTAATGATTTCTGGGAATTGTTTTTTTGGTGGGATTCTTCTGGCATTGAGAAATACTCCTTCGTTGGTTATTAATCTCATAATCAACAATCCAATAAGAAGAATCTTTTTCATTTTAGATGTATGGTTTTGCTATACCTTCGTTTAACATTCTTTCATTTATAGTAACTGAATCACCTACAAGATAAAGAGTTCCTAAGATTCTTCCATACTTATCCTCTTTATGGGTTTCAATAATCCATTCATTAGAACGTGAGAGTTCTTTTTCTAACCAAAGTCTTGCTTTAATACCTTCTGCTTTTTCTGATAAGTCTTTTGTTCTTGTTTCTGCTGCATCAATATCTTTGAGACGAACTCTTTGTTTGATTGTAATATCAAAACCTAAATCAATATCAATATCAATAGTGTCTCCATCAATGACTCTGTGAATTTTCTTTATCTTGTATTGATACATTTAATTCATCAGTTGCTTCTTTAAGTATGTAGTAAATTACATAAGCAACACCAACCATTCCAATACCTAACATTATATTTACCGACCAAACAATCTCTTTCATCTTCCTTCTTGTTTATGTATCCAGGTTTTGAGTTCGTGTAGATAATTCCTTAACATATCTGCTTTTTCTAAGTGCCAAACTTCGCCACTTTTGAAGTACTCGTGAGTGTGATTGTCTATAGCTTTTAAAATATTATGTATAGGTGCGTTCCAAGGTTCCCTTTTGGGTGTATTCCATTCCCTTGGCATTGGTGGGAAAGCAGTTTTAATTATTTAGAATAAGGGGTGTTTATTTATACTGTGTCACCTTATAGGGTGGGCTCATTGACAGGATTTCAAAACAGTGTTATGATAAATACAACAACAGGTTAAGGAATGTAAAGTTTCTTAACTTGTTAAGTGCCCCACCAGGACTAATGGGCACTATAAATCCGTCCTTCATATCCACAGTGGAGGGTGCTGTGGAGCATAATAATAATGGTTCGTCCCCCCGAACTCTTATCTAACACTCTTACAAATGACTGCTACAATTTCACGTCAACAATCACAATCAAATATTTGGGAACAGTTCTGCAACTGGGTTACTTCAACCGACAATCGCCTTTATGTGGGATGGTTCGGTGTCCTGATGATTCCCTGCCTGCTTGCTGCTACAACTTGTTTCATCATCGCATTCATCGGTGCTCCTCCTGTGGACATTGATGGCATTCGTGAACCAGTTGCTGGTTCTCTTATGTACGGGAACAACATCATTTCTGGTGCTGTTGTTCCTTCGTCCAACGCAATTGGACTGCACTTCTACCCTATCTGGGAAGCTGCCTCTCTGGATGAGTGGCTTTACAACGGTGGTCCTTTCCAACTGGTTGTGTTCCACTTCCTGATTGGTGTTTTTGCCTACATGGGTCGTGAATGGGAACTCTCTTACCGTCTAGGTATGCGTCCTTGGATCTGTGTTGCTTACAGCGCACCTGTTGCTGCTGCTAGCGCAGTATTCCTGGTCTATCCTTTCGGTCAAGGTTCTTTCTCTGATGCGATGCCTCTTGGCATCTCTGGTACGTTCAACTACATGCTGGTGTTCCAGGCTGAGCACAACATCCTGATGCACCCCTTCCACATGCTTGGTGTGGCTGGTGTGTTCGGCGGTTCTCTGTTCAGTGCTATGCACGGTTCTCTTGTTACTTCTTCACTGGTTCGTGAAACCACTGAGAATGAGTCACAGAATTATGGTTACAAGTTTGGTCAAGAAGAAGAGACCTATAACATCGTTGCTGCTCACGGTTATTTCGGACGCCTTATTTTCCAATATGCTTCCTTCAATAACTCACGTTCGCTGCACTTCTTCCTTGCTGCCTGGCCTGTTGTAGGCATCTGGTTCGCTGCTCTTGGTGTTTCTACGATGGCCTTCAATTTGAATGGCTTCAACTTTAACCAGTCTCTGCTGTCTTCTGACGGTCGTGTGATTAATACCTGGGCTGATATTCTTAACCGCGCTAATCTTGGCTTCGAGGTAATGCACGAAAGGAACGCTCACAATTTCCCTCTCGACCTTGCTAGCGTAGAAGCAACTCCTGTTGCTCTTACTGCTCCCACAATTGGTTGAGATAAGGTTCTAAAATAAATAAGGGAGTTCTATAAGGACTCCTTTTTTTATGCTTCCAACTCTCATATTCATAATAAGTTTCGGAATCATCATATTCGTCACATCAATCGCACAAGGAACTTGGTGATTTAATACATAAGAAAGTTGAAAATACTAAAATGAAGACCCTAACACTCACAGAGGACCAGGTTAAACTTCTTGCTGATGCCATATGGATGCGTCAGAGATGCTTTATTGCTGGTGACAAAAGATTCAAAGAGTATGGTACAATGTTGGAAGACATCCTTGGAGACCTTGAATACACCCCATCAAGATATTGAAATGATTACCTCTGAAACATCATATAAAGTAGCAGATATTATTAGAGACACTTGGCCAAACCTTTACAGACCGGCAAAAGAAACTTATAATACAAAAAGTCAGAAGAAAAAGAATGTATGATTATTGGGTGGTGACTGACAAAACCACAGGTAGAGTTATCTCACACTGTGGTGAGGAAAGTGATGCACTTATGATGGTTGGTTTTGATCCGAATAAAAGAACTTACAGGAAACAAAAGTTCATTATGGACCAGGTGATTACGGTTACATCAACAACAGATAAACAACTTCCCGGTCAACAAGGATTGCCTGCAGCAAAAGAAGAACTGCCACCAATAGAACTTCAGCAGCAAGTATGGCTTTCTGAAGGACAGGGACTTCCAATTAACACTAAATAATTTTCAAAACTTAACAAATACTATGAAGTTTACAGTTTATTCCAAAGACGGTTGCCCATATTGCACAAAGGTTCAGCAAGTGTTAGAGTTAGCAGAACTACAACATGTAGTTTATAAACTGAATACTGATTTTACTAAAGACGAATTCTATGCAGAATTTGGAGAGGGTTCTACATTTCCCCAAGTAATTGCAAATGATGAACACATTGGTGGATGTACTGATACAGTTCAATATCTTAAGGAGCAAAATTTAGTTTAATGGAAACTAATATTCACGAAGTTTATAGCGATGTTGAAAAAGCAATTGATTATGCTTTTAATGGACAGTTTGTATTGAAGTTTTATGACTATTTGAAAGTTCGTGGAACAAAAAGAATTGAGGTAGAGGAGTTTATTGAAAGTTCAACTGCTAGTGAAATTAACAATCTAGTAATGGACCTTGATGATTATCTTGAAGGAGGTTCCGATGAAATGCACAAACAACTTCGAGAGGGATATGGGCATATTCCAAAACCACAAGCAAGAAAAATTAGAAATTACCTTTATGGTATATTAGAAGATGCATGGAAGTATAGCCATGATAAAAGACCAGGGCGACGGAAGAAGCAAACTAAATAACAATGAACCCCAAATAAATCGGGGTGTTGAGTTATTACTACGCAATAGGAGGAAGAGAGAATCAAAACCAAAAACTTTTCAAGTGAAGTTTGGTAAAATGATTTCTCTCTTTAAAAGAGAGTTTCATTTCTTTATCGATTTTCACTTTGATATCAGGAAAAAATAAACTCTCTGGAGAAGACAAATGGAAACAGCATACGTAATCACATTTATTACAATGTTTACCTTGCTATTTTTTATGACAGGAGGTATAATTGGTTGGTTAGTATACAGGCACGCTTTAGAGACAAGACCTCCATATTTACATCCAGAGTTCTTTGATGAAAATGGACAGGTGGTTCCTGACGAAATTGTAAGTGTAAGATTTGAGAATGACTATTATGGCTACGACGACGAAAACGAAGAAGACGACTGAAAAACCGATTGAAACTCTACCTTCAAATCCTTTTGTGTTTGAAGTTTTGGAGTTGGCATCGAAACAAAGAAGCAATGCAAAGAAAGTAGAAGTATTAAAGACATACGAACACGACTCTTTAAAAGCAGTTTTTATTTGGAACTTTGATGAGAGTGTGATTTCTTTGGTTCCTGAAGGTGATGTTCCTTATGCAAATGCAGATGAGCAATCTGTATATTCTGGAACTCTTTCTGAAAATTTAACCAAGGAAGCTGCTGGGGGAGAATCTGCCACAGGACAAGATCTTGATAGTAGAGGTAGAACTTCTCTGAGAAGAGAATGGCAAAATCTTTATCACTACATTCAAGGTGGAAACAATTCTCTATCCAAAATTCGTAGAGAAATGATGTTTATCAATTTGCTCCAAGGACTTCATCCAAGTGAAGCAGAGGTATTGATTTTGACTAAGGACAAAAAACTTACAAATAAATATAAGATATCATTTGAGAATGTTAAAGAAGCCTACCCCGACATTACATGGGGTGGTCGTTCATGACAACAGCGGTAGGAGAAAAAACTAAGATGGCAGAAGGTAAACCCCAAATCAATAGAGTTCTGCCACACGAATATGGATGTGAAATACTCTTAGAAAGAACAACAGTAGAAAAAGCAAAAGATTCATCACTACCCAATGATGCATATTTGATTTGGTATATTGTAGATGGTGAAGAATGTATTGATTTAACTCGTTGTGCGAAAAGAGTAAATCTATTTGATATGTATTATGATAAGTATGGTCCTGGTGCAGTTCAAAAAATTGACTTTGGATATGGTAGAGTAAACCCAAAAGTGTGGGGATATAAACAACCTGATAAAAAGAAAAAGAGATGAGTGAAGGATTTAAAGGATTTTCTAAGACAGAAGATGATACTCAACTAAAAGTCTATATTAAGAATAGAGAAGTTGATAAACTAATCAAACAATATAAAAAACTTAAAAAATATCAAAAATCATCTATTTTTGAAATTGAGAAACTTTCGGGTCGAGAAACAAAGATAGATAAACTAATCAACAAATATGGGATAGACCCTGAAGCAATTGAATAATGGGAAAGCATTACCTTCTTAACTTATATGGATGCTCGTTTGTCCTTTTGGACGACGAGCGTTGTCTTATTGACCTATTGGAAAACGCAGCAACTGCAAGTGGTGCAACTGTAGTACAAACAATTTCAAAAAAGTTTGAACCACAAGGTGTTACTGTTATTTGCTTATTGTCTGAAAGTCATATTAGTATTCATACTTGGCCTGAGGAAGGTAAGGCTGCAGTGGATGTTTATACTTGTGGTGACTGCAACCCTAAGATTGGTTGTGATATCATCATTCAACAACTTTACGCTCAAGACCATACGTTGAGTTATATTGAGCGTTGACAGATTTGCAAAGAAGGTGTAGAATCAATCCAAATATACAATTTATCATGGACTACAAACCTTATAGTATGGAATGGAGTAGGCGTAGATATCTTGCCGAAGCAATCCAAAAATATTTTGATACTGATGCTTCTTTAGATATTGTTCTAGATGATATTGTAAGCGTCCTTGAAGAAAATGTAGAGCACCATAAAAGTCGTGCTGAAAGGTTTCAGGGTGTTTTGGATGGATTAAAATCACTCCCATATTAATAAATAAACTTATACGGAGATTAAATATGCTCTCTACTCAGTATCGTTTACGCCTTGAAGCAATCTGTGAATGCATTGTAAAAGGCGAATCAGTAGAGTTAAGTGAGATGATTTGGGCTGAAAAACTTGCTAAAGCAAATCGTTCTGCTGCAACTATTTTGAGACAAGCAAGACGCCGCGCTGCAAATCCAGATATGACAGAAGATAGCCTTGATGGATTTATGAATGCTTTGGACTTGGGAGACCCAGATCCATCCAATCATAGAACTCGTTTTAATGATGTTGATGACATTATTGATTTCTTTGGTGGAGATAAACCAGACGACTGGAGACAAAGAGACTGATGACATACGAAGAGTTTTTGGATATGCCAACAACTTTTATGGATGACATGCTCAAAGTGGTCAACATTAAAAATAAATATCGTTTAAAGTTTACAGAAGAAGAAACAGAAATTAATCATCACCTTTTAACTTATTGGGAAGAAATGAAGTTAAATGAGTTGAGACACAAGTTTGAAAAGTGTTGGGAGATAGAAGAAAATTAAGAAATAATAAAATTGGTATAACATTTTACAAATCTACTTGACTACATAATTCAACAGGTCTATAATGACCTTACGTTCATCCAGGAAACTGGACGCAAGTAGGACGGCGGAACGGTACGTTCATTCGCTATTCGCAAATGGCGAACGCAAACCGCCCGAAGGAACGGGACCTAAAAATCTCATTTCTTTGGAGGAATCCTCATGGCTAAAGTAGTATATCGCGGAATCGAGTATGATACCCAGAAGCGTCTGGAGTATCAGCAACAGATGATGCAACAACCCCAACAGTACAACGAAACCTATCGTGGTGTTAAGTTCGTAAAGGAGGGTCATAAGTGATGCAGAAACTCAACGTGCTTCAACTCATTAAAGAGCAAAAGCAAAAAGAGCAACGTCGTCACCAGGCACTGCTTGCAAACGCAGGAGCAGGTAAGTGATTGCTACCATTGCAGCTATTTCAGGTGCATCAACAGTATTCATTTATCTCATATATATTGAAGTTCTATTGCTCAATAGGTAGTGGAAAATTACCGTTACCACTATGATGATGCGGACAAGGACAGTAGAGGTCCTGCTTGTTATCTTTTAACATATCGGGGATGTCGCTACTGGTCTTGTTATCGCATTCATTTAGTGCAATGGTTTGAACAAGTTTTCGAATACGACAGGGAGGATTGACATCCTCCTTTTTTTTGTCTATAATATCTTTGACTAACTTAATAGAAATGAATAGAGAAAAACTTAAGTTGATTGTCAGAAACCTTGAGTCTCTGGTTGAATGTCTTAAGGAAGAGATTGGTTCTGATATTAAGGACCCTCAATATGAAGAAATTAAAAACTTTATAAGTGATTACGACGAAGTATTTTATGAAGAGGAAGATGAATACGATGTACGATGAATTTGAGTTTATGAAACCTGAAGTAAAACTCATTAGCGTTACACCAGATGCAGAGAAGCATATGGCTTACTGTGCTCGTGTAAGTAATCCCGCTAATCAAGAGAATGAAAAGTTCTCTGGTTTGCTAAAGTATTGTATTCAACATCAACACTGGAGCATCTTTGAACAGGCCAGCATGACTGTAGAGATTAATACGACTCGTGGCATTGCTGCTCAGATTCTTCGCCATAGGTCTTTTACATACCAAGAGTTTTCGCAGCGTTATGCTGACAGTACTCTTCTTGGTAAAACTATTCCTCTCCCAGAACTTCGTCGTCAGGATGATAAGAATCGTCAGAACTCAATTGATGACATCCCCGACTACCTGCGTCTGACTCTGACAGAAGATATTCGTGTTCATTTTGAGCACTCTCTACGCCTCTATAACCGCCTTCTAGAGAAAGGAGTAGCGAAGGAGTGTGCAAGGTTTGTACTGCCTCTAGCAACGCCCACACGCCTTTATATGACCGGTTCAGTGCGTTCTTGGATACATTATATTGATTTGCGTTCTGCACACGGAACTCAAAAAGAACATATGGAGATTGCTGAACTAGTGCGGTGTATCTTTACCTGTCAGTTCCCTGCAGTATCTGAAGCACTTGGATGGACTCGTGATGGTTGTACTGAGTGTGTAGATGCACCTTCTATTACTATTGAATAAATATTCTTACACAATATGGAGGAGTAGAATTGCCAACCTATAGATTTGAAAATACAGAAACTGGAGAAATATTTGAGAAATGGATGCTTATGGCAGAAAAAGAACCATATCTCAAAGAAAATCCTAATCTCAAAGCATTAATTCCAACTCAAATGAATGTTGGAGAAGTAGGAGATTGGCAAAATAAACTAATCTCTAAAAATCCAGGATGGAACGATGTTCTAGATCGTGCATCCAAAATGCCTGGTTCAAAAGTCAAAAAAATCTGATACGTTAAATATGCCTGCAAAAAGAAATACGCCAAAGTCTCCAGTTCCTTTTGGTATGAGCAATAGACAAATGAAACGAAAAAAACCAATTAGTTCTGATTTGATGAGGTCAGTTGAACCTCTTACTGATAATCAAGAAGCTTTTTTTAAATCTTATAAATTGGACCAAAACATCGTTGCCTATGGATGTGCAGGTACTGGTAAAACATTTATTGCACTGTACAATGCACTTAAAGATGTTTTGAACGAAAAATCTCCGTATGAAAAGATTTATATTGTCCGCTCGCTTGTAGCAACACGCGAGATTGGTTTCCTTCCTGGCGATCATGAAGATAAGTCATCTCTTTACCAGATTCCGTATAAGAATATGGTGAAGTACATGTTTGAGATGCCAGATGAGGCTTCATTTGAAATGCTTTATGGTAATCTTAAAACTCAAGGTACGATTAGTTTTTGGAGCACTTCTTTTATTCGTGGTACTACACTGGATAATTCAATTATTATTGTTGATGAATTTCAGAATCTGAACTTCCACGAACTTGATAGTATCATCACTCGTGTGGGTGAAAACTCAAAAATTCTTTTCTGTGGAGATGCAACTCAATCGGATTTGATTAAAACAAACGAAAAGAATGGCATTGTTGATTTTATGAAAGTACTTCGTGTTATGCCATCAATTGATATCATTGAGTTTGGTGTAGAAGATATTGTTCGTTCTGGTTTAGTTAAGGAATATATTCTTGCAAAAATGGAAGTTGGAGTATGAGTTTTATTCATCATAATTACTTAGGTGATATTGAACTAGAATGTAAAACAACAGAAAGCATCCGCCTCTACCAAGTTCCTAGTGGTAAGTGGGTACCTTCTATTACTTCTGTAACTTCTTTTTATAATCGTCAAATCTTTGTGGAGTGGCGAAAGAGAGTTGGTGAACAAAAAGCAAATGCAATCACTAAGAAAGCAACTGCAAGAGGAACTGATTTTCACCAAGTTTGCCAAGATTACCTTGAAAATAAAGAACTTAACTGGGAAGATTATCAACCCCTGACAAAGTTTATGTTTCATCATGCTAAACCATACCTTGATAAGATAAATAATATTCACGCAATTGAAAGAACTCTTTACTCCGAATATCTTGGACTTGCTGGACGAGTTGATTGTATTGCTGAGTATGAGGGTGAACTTGCGGTTATTGACTTTAAGACTTCAGAAAAAATTAAACCCGAAGAGTGGATTGAAAACTACTTCGTCCAAGAAATGTTTTATGCAGCAGCTTATTATGAATTGACTGAAATTCCCCCAGTTAAACTTATTACTATCATGGTAACTCCTGGAGGAGAGGTCAAAATATTTGACAAAAGGAATAAATCAGATTATATTAAGTTATTAGTTCGCTACATTAAAGAATTTGTACATCACAATACTAGGTCAGATGGAGAATGAATTAGAGAAAGCACTAGGAGATAAATTTTTCTGCCCATCTAAATTCGCACAAGAGATTGAAAATCTTGTTCAAATAAATGCAGACATGAATTATATTGATGCCATCATATATTTCTGCGAACAAAACAACATTGATGTAGAATCAGTTCCTAAACTTATATCAAAACCCTTGAAGGAAAAAATTAAGTATGAGGCAATGGAACTGAACTTCCTCAAAAAAACTTCCCGTGCAAAATTGGTATTTTAGTTCATTTTTATGGGAAAAATTTTCCGGCAAAAAATTCCCTATATTACTTTTTAAATGATGCCCTTTGATTGCTACAAGACTTACCTTGCATTAAAAAATCACTTTACAAAAAATTCATACGACTACTTTACATACAACAAAAAAACCAGAGCAAGTCTTCAGTCCTTTTATAAAAGAAAAGATAGATTCTGGTTTGAAAAAATGTCTAGGCAAAAAGACGAAAAGGAAGTAGAGAATTTCTTTGTTGCAAACTTTGTTTCATGTAACGATCCAGAGACCCTTTGGATTGGTGAGATTATGAAAGAAGGTGATGAAAGATTTCAACAGTGGCAAAAGAAAGTTCAATCATTATCATATCTTTTTAAGCAAGAGTCCCAAACTTTATTTGAAGAAAATAAGTTTGATGATGTTTTTAACTGTTCTAAAGGGCATCCACCTCTCTTAAAAAAATTCCTGAGCGGGAATATTAGCCTGGAAACACTAGTCATTTATGATAGAATAT